GGGTTTTCTGGGTCACACCTGAGTCAAAGATGTGTTTTACTTTTGTATGCCAATTGTTCTGGCAAGTGATTGTTGCTTAGGAGAGTTTATATTTAAGATTACTCTTCCATCAGGCAGTATTTGAGCAGGTCCACTCTCTTCTTTCTCACGATGGAGTTTAAGAGTGTCCATGTCTTGTCGAAGCTGGAATAATTCATCAGCTTGATTCTCCAGAATTTCTTTGGCCGATATTTCAGGTCCATTTGTTCCAGTGGCAGAAACATACATGATACCATTTGATGGTGTATAAGCTTTTGATCCATATGTTCCATTTAATCGATCTCCGGTACCGGCTGCAACTGCTTCATTAGCAGTATGATATAAATATTGTTCAGCTAGCATTGTACTTCCAATTCTAAGGAAATAAATTGTTAAGGGTCGAATTTCTCCAAAGGAGAAATTAAAATAGACCGCATAAGTTGTACTTAATGTAAATCCTGCAGCTCCAGGAGTTACTGAAATGGCACCATAATAGCCATTATCCTTCATTTGAACACTAACACTAGAAACAGCGGTGTCCATGATTGCTTTAAGAGCTAACCAAGTACCAGGATTGAGATTTTGACTTAAGATTGGTTCAAACAATATAACCTTATATCTTAAGAATGCCAGACCAACTTGTGTATCTGTTTCGGGTCCAGCTGACATTTGTAGGCATTTTAATATTCCCTGTAAAGTAAACCGATTTTCATCATCAATATCAGGAGTTATATAAAACTCACGCTTATCGGTTCGTCTAGGCATAAATTTATGTTTAGCTGTCGCCCAGACAGGAATAATAACAGAACCAGGGACATTAGTCAACGAATTGGCTAATGTTAGAGTTCCTTGTGCACCAATTGATAATTCGGGATCATCAATGTGACTGAATAAGAATGCACCAGTGGTTGAAGTACCACAAATTGGTACATATTCAATTTCTGCTTCTACAAATGAGAATTTTGTCCATAACGTCGCTTCAATTGCGAGTCTTGTTGATGGAATTGCTAATGGAGTAAGAGGTACATTTAAATTTTCATAAAATTGAGTTCCTCTGGTTGTAACAGGACCAATAAATTCTCGGCCTGAGATTTCAACACTTTCTACTCCTTGTCTTCTACCACTTCGTTTTTGGAAATGGGACTCTCCCCTAATGCGGGAACCAACGGCGACTGGGGGTCGCAAATTTGTTGAAAGAGACTTCTTTCCATTTCCAATTCTAGGTCTTCGCTTAGTGATGCTAACGCGCTTTGGTAAACTGCGTCGCTTGAAAACAGGCCTTTTGACTTTACTACCGACCTTAGAACGTCGATTTGCTTTTGGACCTTTTCTAGGCCCTCGGTTATTCTTACCACCGATTCTTTTGAGCAACATCTTACCCCCTTCGAGGGCAAGGGCTGAGGCAACTTGACTTGCCATTTTTGTTTAGGAAGTTTTTGTCGTTTGACTCTTAGTTTATCCGTAATAATGGATGTGCTTAAAGCTACTATAAAAGTGTTAATCTTCAAGAAATAATATAGCTCTTTCGATAACTATATTTTTCATGCCGTGGTCAATCGGGTGTGCGAATTCCGTTGTTTCCAAACCCAACCAAAATTGTATCGCCCACTCATAAGTGGGTATAAATGGAAATTTATGAGTTGGTGTGAAGAAATCATCAACACCTTGTCGTGCAAGAACATCACTAAGATGCTTGTCTTTACTCAAATACCATGTTGGCATATTCGCATTCCAATATTCTATACATTGGCGGGCAATATCAGTAATTCTATTATAGTGTAAGCGACCGTGAAACGTGGCTAATATAGCAAGAGAACAAATCTTGCAAAAATATTGTTTTGGTTCTAATTGAGAGCCAGTTCCAACTAATGCACTCCATATTCTATTTAGGCTGTACAAAGGCACAAACCATCCGTAGTATTTTTCAATAACAGCACCTAAAAAGGTTAATCCAATGGGATTGCCATCATATTTAACTACGTCATCATCTTTCTTCAATTGGAGGCCGTATTCGCGGTAAAACGCAGACCTAATATCAAATGTGGACAAAGCCTTCATTTGCTGCGGAAACCCGAAGACATGATCATCAGAATAGAGTAGTAATTCAAAGAAACGAAGTATGACTCTCCAAGTCAATTCTTTTTCATTAAGAACATTTAAAATATACTTCTCATTTCTTTTTATATATGCAAAGACAACCATTAAATGGGCCATGCAATTATCTGGTGTAGTTCCACCATCTCCACTCTTCATCATTCTTACCTCCAATACCTGACCCCAGGGAGTTACTAGGTAGGATTCGGTTGAATTTCGGTATATGAATTCTAATCTTTTATAGAATTCTTCTCTATTTATACCTCTATATAAATGCATACGAATATTTTTACATCTAAGTCGTAATTCGTCGCAAAAAGTTTTATCCCATTTTGTGCAATCTCCTTGAATATCGATCAAACCTTGAAGTTTCTTAACTAATCGATGAAATCCACCATCAGCAAAATTTATGCCTACTTTAATTGGTGAATATTCAAAATGTTTATAGAGTTGCTTATTAAAGAATTGTAAAACAGAAAGCTGCATAGCAGTTTCATTAACTGGCGGAATAATAAAAATCCGACCATTATTTTCTTTAATTTTGGTTAACTTGAGGTATTCATTTTTAAAAGCTATTGACCATAAAGGTATTGCTTTAAGATCTGGTCCTTCTTCTAGATATTTTTCACAATCTAATTTATTGTATCGAAAGTAATCACCTTTACTCTTATAATCTTTTCGAAGGCCAACACCTGTTGCCGATTGCATGTTGAAATCAATTTCCACTAAGGGCAGTAATTTTGAAAATACTCCAAAAGTATGTAACATGTCAATCACTTGTTTTTCTGCCCAAACAGTTTCTTCAGGCAATTTTTCGGGTTGAGGGCGATCATATAACATGATTTGTTTCTTTATTCCCTCAAATGTTTGATTAACCCAACCGAATGTAATTTCTACGGGTACATTCTCCCTTCTCGGATCGATAATATCATACCATCGATCATGTTTTGTTCCATCAACCTGCTTTGAACTATTAAAGAACATATCTGGCAGGAATCCGATATGTCTAATGGACGTGAACTCTCGGGGATCTATATAAGCACTGGAATGTGGCCTTGCGTTTAGCTTTGTTATCCATCCTCCCCAATGGAATGGTAGGCCTGTTCCGGTGCTCTCTAGTTTAAACTAGAGAGATTGTTGTGCGTAATAGCATCAACAATATCCATGGTGAAAGGAATCCATTTGTTATCCTTTTTCTCACCTTGTCCTCCTTGGTGAACGCCGTAAACACGAGTTCGTTCAACATTTGTAATTGGTCCACCTGAAGCACCGTTTTCAGTAATAATGGTGTGCTCACCATGCGTTTTAGCAATACCTGATGCGGTTTTGTGTGAGGTGGTATTAATTGGCATGTAAGGCATAACAGTCTTTTCATTTTCTTTTAAAACTGTTGGATGAAGTGATTTATAGTTCTGTAACGTCTTAGGAACAGAATAAATTGACATATCCAATTCAGGATTAGTCCAGAGTAATTCAACTTCGTAAATTCCCTTACATTGATCAATATCAAAAAGGCCAATGTTAAATTTTTGACCAATTTTTGGATTGTCGTGGCCATGCGCACACGAGACAATAAAATTACCTAATTTCTCACAACCTTTATAAGATTGTCCAGTTTCTTTATCAACAAACTGTAAAGTATGTCGAAATTTTTGAGTTGTAACTGAAGCAGCATGAGCTTGCTCACTTTCGTAAGTGATTTGAGGATTTTCCTCTTGTTTAGATTCAGATTGTGGCTTCTCTCTATACTCAACTTTTTGTTTTGTTCGAGAATCCTCCAATTTGTTTTTCTTTTCTTTAAGCCGTTCAAAGTCTGCTTGTTTTGCCTCTTTTGTTATATATTTCTGGCGGTAATTACTCCAAATAAGAGGTTCTTTCTTTGTTTTTGTTTCGGCGTAAACAACACCGGTTTTCTTCTTTTTATCAACAGATTTAGCATCTAAGGCTTGATTTAAAATCTTCTGTTTTTGTCCTAATATGGCACGAAATTTTTCCTGTGGTGCCATTTCACGATCAAACTCGATCCATGGAATATCCTTCTTTTGTATTCCAAGTTTACTTAGTTCTTCGTCCACTGCTTGCATTTGCATAGTCAATGTAGGTTTAGGAGGTCGTAAATTGGGGAGCTTTGATTCTCTTGCCATCTCACGACTGTAATTTTCTAAATACGTAATGTATTCGTCCTGTAATTCTTCTACTTCCTCTTGTTCATTATCTGAAGCATAAGGTGATGGTTCAACTGAATTACTTTCAGTTTCCATAAAAGTGGGAGTAGTTTTAGTTGGAACTACTGTTGTAGTCCGAGGTGTAATACTCTTCTTCGGTATCGCTTTCTGAGCTTGGATCGGCTGGATAGACAATACGGGCGGGGAACCAATTTGTGGTTGGTCCAACGTTTTGACCAGTTGCTCTGTCTCTGACTTTACTGGGATCATAATCTCCGGTAGAGGTTGAGAAATTGTCTGAGACGTAGGGTCTTGAAGAGGTATTGATAAATGTTGAGCGAAACCCTGTACCGTTTCCCAGCTCTTCTTGCTGAAAGGTAGTAGCATAATCTGACTCCACGCATTCATGTTTTGGATCATATGCTCTTCTAAGGATTTCACCCGAGACTGAAGGCGATTCCTCTGGTTTTTTGACGCTTGACTAGACTCGGAATCTGAATTATTGTTATTTCTCCTATCACGAGTATAAGAGTTCCAATCTCCATGTCGTTCTCGCTCCGGTGAACGTTCATCCCTCCAATTTTCATCATCATCATTTTCTTGGCCTGGTAAATAATCTTCCTCCAGATCCATAAAATGGCCAACCAATTGTTCAAAGTATTCATCTTTATACCCAGGGTTAGCTCCAGGATTTTGTCTATCAAATTCATTCATCATTTTATC